ACCAACGTTGGCCACCGAAGCCACGTTCGTATACGCACCGAAGATACAATCCTTGGCAACCGCCGTCACGCTCGCGCGACCCGCAGTGCTTGTCCGGTAGAGCGAGAAGCTCACCGAAGAGGTCGTGGCAACGTTTGCCACCAGCACGACCCCAAACACCTGGAACCAACCGAAGTTGGCTGCCAGGATGGCGCCCATTGCAACCGCCACGAGGCCGGCCGTAGCCGAACCCGCGTCGTTCAACAGCCTCGTCGGAACGAACGTTGCGAGTGAGTACATGACCCAATCGCCTGCCGCCAACGATGCCACACCGGGCATGTAGATGTATTCGCCGCTACCGTCATCCTGAGTTCTCGTCCCGAGAGTATTCCGCTGCGACGTATCAACGTCCGTCAGAAGACCCACAGTGGCGAGGGATGCTCCAACCTTATTCGCTGCCATGTTAGTGTCCTTTCACTCTCTGTTGATTACGTGCTGGACGCCGTACCAGCAATGCCCAGACGCGAGCGGTTGTTGGACACAAGCTGAACTGCCGAGTAGATCTTGAAGTTGAAGCCGTTCGCATTGGGAATTTCCTGGGTATCGCCACGGTCGCGGAAATACTCCTTGGACACAACCAACGTGAAATTCTTCGGGTTGACGAAATAGACTGCCCCAGAGTTCCCTGCATACTGACTGAACACGTAACGTGCAGTCTTGAATGCCAAAACCTTGAACCCAGCCTTGAGTTCGTCCGTATCGACGTAGCGTTGATTCGCCTGCTGCGTACCCTCGAACAACGCCTGAGTCGGCGCATCCGAAACCATCAGCGTGGGCATGAGCTTCGCGCCCGAACCCTTTGCGCACTGGTTCCAAGTGGTCGTAAAGGCAGACTCAATATCCGTATCGTCGATATACGTATTGGTCTGATTACGCCAGAAGGTGTTGGAGGCCGGATCGATGCCACCAAGCGAGCCTGCCGAGTTGACGAAGGGGATCAGGGACTTGAGGCCCAGGAAGCCGTTCGTGCTGGACAGGAAGAGCGACTGTTCGAGAATGTCATCATGCGACTCGATGCCGTTGGTCAGAAGCTGCTTCACCAAAGCGATCTTCTGAGTCTCGGTCGGGTTGCTGACCTCATCCTTCTTCGACCAAGTCACCGGAGCCGTCACTTCGGCAATCGAATACGATGCCGCCGTCACAACCTCAGTCTTGGTGAGAGAGAGGCCCTGGAGTTCGGTCGCCTGAATGACCGTACCCGGGTTGCGCTGGAAGTCAAGAGGAGCTTCGATCGTCGCGCCGAGAGACTTACGCTCGATAGCGCCCTGGCGCTCAAGCTCCCTCATCAACGCACTTTCGGCCCACTGATTTGCGGCCTTCCGCATCTCAGTGAGTACGGCCGGATAGCTCACAGCCGCGATTTGACCAATAGTCAATGCGATATAGATACCCTTATCTTTCTGAGTTATCTATCTACCCTGGTACGTCGCTACCTAGTAGATAGGAAAACGGTGAACCCGCTCGCGGTTCACTAACCCAGAACTAAGGGTACCTACTATCCTAATGCGGGTAAGGAGGGTAGGTGCCGTCGCTTGTTCTTTCCCTGTACGGACCAAGGAGCCCAGCAACAGTTAGAAGGCTCGTAGTCGCGGTTTGGATCTGTACGATCCAGGGTCCAACCCGTAGGTCGAGGCCCCATATCTTTTAAAAACGTTGCGAAATCCTCTTGCCATTGCTGACAAACCTTGATGCCTCGTTGGCCATACCAAGGATACGCTCGATGCTGAGGATCTCGACACCGCCGAAGCATCGCACGATACGAAGCATACTCTGGGGTATTACTACCACCATGAGTACGAGAGTCATTTCCAATTCGTTCTGTTTTTAGGCACCCACAACTTTTGTGCTTGCCTTTTCGAAGAGCGGAGGAACGGATGACTCGTATTTGGCCGCAGTCGCATTGGCACTTCCAAAGAACCTCTCCGAACCTATCTCGTCCAGATTCTTCGACTACTACCAAACGTTCGAACCGCAAGCCCAAAAGCTTTACCGATATACACGACATAGGAGCGTTACTCCATAAAGCCCATAACAGAGGGCCAACCGTATATTAATAATACTTGTAAGAGCAATGCCGCGTCAAGCACCTAATGAGATGGAAAGTACTTCTACTCTCCCCAACGGATCCTCTAGAACCTCTTGCCCCTTCATATGGATAGTCCCAAACCCCGGAACTTCAAGCAGAAGGGTGAAGTTCTTCCCATCAACTTGGTAAAAGAGCCGAGACGTGGAGGGGCGTTGGTCGGCGTCCCTCCAATCACTATTCAACATGAGCTACCGAATCATAGGTCTTATCAAAGATATCGGGCTTACAGGGATAGAATTCTCCATTTACACCTTTAATGATCCAATCTCCTCGACTAGCGAGCATTGATCCCTCAAGGGTTTCGATTATAAGAGAATTCTGTCCGCTACGGCGAGCCATACCTTTAGCAAGGATGAATCCCAGGACCTCATCAACGTTGGCTCCGGTCCACTGAATTGCTTCAATAACTACGGGTCTTTTTCTGAATTTCATTTATTTCAGACCTTTGATACTCTCACGAATTACGTCTTCCATACTGCGCGGCCCATCAGCTTCCTTAGCCGCTACGACAGCAGCCGGAGCTGATCTTGCCGCAGCCTTGGGACGAGCATTAATCTCCTTGAGGAGGTCTGCACGCATAGCATCTCGGTTTGGTTGAACCTTCGTCACCAGAACATCTGACACACAATCCCCGAATGGAATCTCCGGGTTCTCCTGCATATATTTCAGAATCTCGGCCTCATTCTTGGTAAATGCCTCTCCCCAAGTCTTTTGAGCGCGAGCAATCTGGGCTCGGACAACAGGAAGTTTCTCATTATGAATCTGTTGAGCCTTCCAGTTATTCTCTATGGGGCCAAATCTCTTGTCATACTCAGCTCGGATGTTCTCCGTAACCCGGCGCTCCGTCTCCCTGGCCTGCCATTCAAACATCTTCTGCTGGGCGTCGGGGCTATATCCTAGAGTCCCATCATCGTACTTCCAATCCGGTTGAGGCTTAGGGTCTTGAACGACGGCCGGCTTAACCTCAGCAGCAGGCTTCGGCTGCTCCAAGAACTTCTTATACAGGGTCGGATGCAGAGATGCCAACGTGGCGATATACCGATCCGGCTCTAGGATCAACCGATCCACGGCATCCATATTCTTCAGACGCTCTTCAGCCTTGGTGTACTTATCCTGCTCAGCCTTGAGAACCGCGTTGTGGGCTTCAATCTGTTTCTTACGAGCATTCTCAACGATTTTCTTGACTCGGCTGTAGGGTAGACGACTCTCCCGCTCCCCGACCTTTCGAGCATTGAGGCCAAGACCCTCTAACTCCTTGGTGAAGTCATCAACTTCGACAACAGGCTCGGCCACTTCGGCCGTAACCCCTTCCTCCTCAACAACTTCGGAAGTTTCTGAGGCGTCTTCTACAACGGTTTCAGCAGGCTCGTCAGAACTGGCGGCCGAGACAGAGGCTTCGATAGCAGCAGTAATAGGATCTTCAACAGGCATGTACGACTCCAAGTAACGTTTGGTTTACGGCTCCGGGTGAAATGATGAGTGAAACGATTCTAGCTCCAGATGAGGCGAAGACCGACGATGCCGGCTGCCCCAACAGTCAGGACGAACGTTGTAACGGAAGCGGCGAGGGCAATCTTAGTTGCTTCGGTCAGATGTAGCGCGATTCCCGTATCTCCTGTCACACCCTTTAGAGTAATAGTCGTAACATTCCCAGCAGGCGGAATGATCGTGACTGCAGTTGGGACAAATCCCACAGCCGTTAGGACGGTTATGGTATTGGCCCCGGATACCAAAGAGGCGACAAAAGTATCTACCCCTGGACTTGACTGGTTCGTGGCCGAGGTAATGGGGAGAGTGGCTTGAACATCACCCGTGAAGGTGATTACGCTCGTGTAGACAGAAGTTGTTGCCATTATTGCTGACCTTTAGTAAGTCTTTCAAGGAGCAGTTGCTCCATTTCAGGAGTTCTGGATTGCCCTGTTCTACTTAAGACTTTAGGCATTTGAACCTTAGCGCGTTTAAACTGAGGATACATTTGCTCCTGTTGTTCCCCGTGCTCCGCGAATACAGGTTTACCTGCCGCCACACGTTGTTGTGCAAATTGAGCCGCCTTTTGAATAATACTCTGAGGGGGCTGTTTTCCCTCCGGAAGGTTCAGCAATAATGTAACCTCCTCAGCGGTAAGCGTAGGAACGAATGTCGGAATATCCATTTCCTTGCCATTGATGGGTACCCCAACAGAATACTCGCTCATGACTCCGCCACCATCCGGGCGCAATAATGATCCGAAGAATCCCTCTCCTTTAGAGGTTTTATCTTCTCGGAGATCAAAAGTTGTAGGATCGATGATCGGCTGTTGAGCCATGAATTAGTACCACCGTTGCGTATGGGGAGATTTATCCGAACCCTTCAAGCCTTTATGCTCAACGAGGTTGGTGAGACCGCGCTTCTCAGTCTCGCGCTTCATCTCGGATTTCGAACGATACCTATGAGGGGTGCCATCGGAATTACAGAGTCCATGAGTTACAGTAATATCGCATTCATCACCTTGAGCGCGGCCCTTTGCGCCGGGATTTTGTGTCATGTCTATGCGCTTCATTTCTCCGTAGCAGTAATCACCACCAGGTCGCATAGGGCAGCTAACTACTGGAGCAGTAGATTGTTCATAACAATCGTCCTTACGATATCCGCACTTCTCGCAACAGCGATCATAAAGGGGCATTACTTTGCCCCCTTCGAATATCCATTGGCGGCAGAATATCCCTTGATACTAAACGCCGGGGCTGAGGGCATTCGTTCCATATACTCTTCATGACACGACTTGCACCATCGCCATAACGTCTCGGCGGGCTCTAACACGTCTCTATCAATATGATCACACCACGGACACTTGTAGTCGAACAACGGCATAGTTCCTCCTAGCCATTCATATCGCGGCTGCGTTTTGCGACCTTGGGGGCCAACGCCCACCCCTTATGGGCCTCCACTGATTCAGGATGTGGAACCGAGGGGCCGCCTGGCGGGGGAGGATGCCCGCCAGGAGGTCCAGTCGGTCCTGGGGGAGCACCGGCAGCGCCGGGTCCTGCAGGCTTGGGTTGTGGGGCGGATGCCGCTTCGATGAGGAGTTCCTTCGCCGCGTTGATCTCCTCAACGGTAGGCACAGAGCCCTTCTTGTTCTTCATCATGAAGGCTAAGACGAGCGGGTCCATCAAGTCTTCACGACCGGTAAATCGGTGGGAGATGTTCATCTCCTCGGGTGGTTTGGGCTGCGGATCAACAATGACTTCTGAGGGGTCGATGCCTGACAGTTCAGCAGCCTCGATGAGGAGGGGCTTCACATTCACATACCCCGACTTGGCCGTCAAGTTGATGAATTTGAAGATGCGATCAAGACGTTGACTAGTATCGAGAACAACCTGTGAGTCAGGGCGGATCTTCAGTACGAGGTCATGGGTAATGTGCTTGTTATCCCATGCCTTTTCCATCCCTTGACGTTCTTCGTCGGTGAGGATAGGGAAGTCGGAGTAGAGGACCATAAGGCCAGCCAGGACCTCACATCCCCTCAAGAAGAAGGAAGCAACCCTCGCCCTCTCCTGCCCAATTCGGGTCGCGAAGTTCTGCTGTGTGACATTCGTCTCGGCTCCCGTTTTCTTACCCGGACTCATGGTCCCCATTTGATTGGGGCCGATCTGCCACGACTCCATCAGGTCAGCCTTGGCCACCTGATCAAATGACATATCCTCTGCGGGATAGGAAGCGCGTGCAATCTCCCAAATGGCATTCTGGCCATTCCCATTGCAGGGGATCATATTCTGCCAGGTACCACGCATCAGGGAGTCTTGGATCTCTGTAGGAATTCGATTAACGTCAAACCCACGAATGGGAATGGATCGTTCTCGGTTTTGGAACATCTGAGATCTAGACCGCCGCATATCATTGACCTGCGGTCTACCAGCAGAAGAATCTGAGGGGGGCACTGGGTTGTCAGTAATATAGGTAAGTGTGAGAATTTGTAGGGGAAATCGGTGAGCACCGATATACTTTCTTGATTGTTCATCCTGCTTCTGCCCCTTCCACGGTTCATGAATGGCTGGCTTATCCAACCCATGCACATAGACCAACTGCCAAATGGCCGTAAATGACTTCTCATCGGGGTCTACGCGGTATCTCCAGTAGAAGATGCGGTCGTACTTAACGCCTTTCGCCTCAATCAATCCGCCCTTATCCGGCTCTGATCGCAAATCCTCTTCTGTCGGGACATCAAACCCCGCTGTCACCTTCTGCTTCTGCTCCTCCTCCCACTTGAACTCGTTCTTAGCTTCCGCCCATGACATGCGACCGGTATGGCCTACATAGTCGGCATCATCGAAGCAGGAGCCTGTAAATTCAGAAGGCCATAGGAGATCTACCGGGGAGATGCGGGTGCCGTAAAACTTATCACTCACCACACGCTGTGTTGGGATCATCGGTGCAGGAGGGGGAGGAAGCGTACCGAGCATCGGTGGTTGTTGCCCAGAAGAGGGCGTTTGCCTATTGGGGGCAACAGGAGGCATTGGAGCAACTGGCGGCATTCCCCCAAGCATTCCGTCGCTGGCGGGCATCATGACCGTCTCGAAGCGAGCCGCATAACCGTAGATAATCCCCCCTACGCCGGCCGCATTCACCACGTCGTTGAGGACCTCTTCCATCGCCACGCCAATATTGCACCGCTTCTCTGACAGTTCATAATTCAACTGCTTCATGAAGGGGGAGACGGCAGCGGCGTACTTCTTATTCTCATGAGTACCCTGAACCGTGGGCACCTGTGAGTAGAGGTTGGCAGTCTTGGTCTTCGTCAACGACCAGTCGGGGTTGATTTCGGTCTGAACCTCATCCTCGACGTTGATGCCGCCCGTGAATTGGCTGGCAATCTTACCGATTCGAAGCTCGACGTTTCTCTTCCACTCAGAATACAACTGCCGACGGGTTCGCTTTGAAGCTTCGATCCGCCCCTTCAGATACTTCTCGATCTTCTTATTCTCGATCTCTTGGGTATCTTCAGCCTCTTTATCGTCGTTCGGCTGAGCGTCCAAGGGGGCATCGAGGTTTTTATTTTCGAGCGTATCGGTGAGGGATGTGGCTGTAAGTTCAGGCATAGGTCTCTTTTATACTAACATGAACCGATGAATCGATGTTTGCCTTTCGGCCGCATCCAACGCTTGGTCTCTGACACAACAGGATCCCTACTCGGAGGGGCCTTCCCCATCGCAAAGTACGCACAAGAGATGGCCCAATGATCCGGCCCATCTGCCACTTTCTTGGCATCCTTCTTATCCATCTGGAGAAGAGGGAGAGTGCGAACCAATTCAGGGCAGGCATACTCTAGAATCTGCCATGAGGGTTGATCCTCTCCACCCTCCTGCTTGATGATCGTATTCAACATCTCATGGATTGAATATCCAAACAACTCCCGATCATTCTGAGAGGGGGTGAGCGGTACCCCATTTTGCTCAAAGATCTCTGCGATGGAGTAGGGGGAATTGCCTGTCTTGATAAACATCGTGGGGTCACAATAGGATTCCACGATATGCATGCCAGCCGAGGCCAACTTAATCTCCTGGGCTACGTCAGCGGCCAACGTTCGCGTCCACGTCCGCTCTTTGAACGTAATCTTCTGATTATTTGGCATCACTACATGCCAATGGCACACAGCCGGATCAGGAAAGTATCCCCAATCAATTGAACGGTAGACATTCATCCACGCTATTTCTTGAATGGGTTTCTCTTTGAGAGTGGGCATTGTATTGATGCAATGCTTCCCCTTCTTAAAGTCCGTGAAGTAGGCCCCTTCAATGATGAACTCCCCATACAACCATGCACGCCGTACGTGGTCGGGAAGGTTTCTCAGCCTCTTTTCATACTCAGTACGGTTGACATATTTATTGTCATCCAAGGATGAATACAACATCTCGAAGTCATCGGGCAGGTAGTCTGGATACTCCGCATGATCTACATCATGGTCGATAAACCATGCTTTCATCCAAGCCGCCCCGATGCCTAGTGTATTGGACCCACATCGAATCAACGCCACCCACGGGGCATTCATAGGACTACGGGCTGCTGCTGAGATCTTGAGGAACATCTCCAGTTCAAACGTACTCACCTCATCAAAGATGATCAAATCCCATTCACTAGAGAGGTAATTATCCACATCCTTCAACTTCTCACAGTGGGAGAATTGGATAAAGGAGTTGTTGGTGAACTTTACATCAAAGGTGGTTTCACGGTAGTAACCAACCTCCGACCCCAACGCCTGCATCTCTGCATTGATGAATTGGAGATGGGATTTCCGGAGATCCGGAATCTTCCTACGTAGAATAAGGACCTTGTACCCTTCGAACGTCATACATCGAATGATGGCGTCCTTACGCATTTGGGTAGATTTTCCGGTGCCACGGGTGCCGAGGGCCAGAAGGTTGGGGGCGTTCGACTCATGGTAAGGGCGTTGATGAGGTTGAGGAGTATACCAAGAATATTCAGTACCGTCTTCCTTGGTGAGAATGACCGAATGGGCGAAACAGTCCTCACAGATGTCGATTTTATAAACCGACTGGAGCCCGCAGTTATTACACTTCTTCAACTTTAGACCCAACTGTAGGATTCATTCCCCCTAAGCGAACGCCAATCATGATCTTCGTCCCAGTTGGCTCAACCGTTGGCTTATCCACAATTCTCGCCCCATCGAAGCTCATATTGGTCATGGCCCACTGGGCAGCCTTGGCGGCCGTTTCATTATCCCCGTCTGCGAGGGCCTTTATGGTAGCCTCCTTATGAATCTGTACATACTCACCGGCCGATTCGACAAAATCCTCCCTAGCATCTTCGACCATTTGCTTAATTGAGGCCCTAGACCGCTTCAAACTCTTGGTCAAAGCGGTAATTTGTTCAGTAGAAATAGGGATTGTCTGAGCTTCGACCGATACCACTTGAGCCACGATAGATTTATCCATCTTGGAGGGGGCTCCAGTTTTCTTGAATGGCTTTTTACGATAATTTGGATCTTTATTCAGAAGAGTACGAGATGAGGGCAAGCCGACCTCCACAGAGTACAGTATGCAAATCTTATGCCAAATGGCAATACTATTATGTCATGACTTATTAATGGCATCAATTATGCAGACTATAATCAAATACACCCTTTGTTGGAGGACAAATGGACAATCTCACTTCACCCTCCGAAACTCTCGAAGAGACAGTCACAGATATTGATCTGCTGTTTGTTGGGGGATTGCGAGAGACGATTACCCTTTTGCAAGCCGATACGTTAGATCGCTCGAAAGGTGGGGGAGACATCATACAGATAGAAATTGCCTCCCCAAAGGAAACCATTGTCTACTATAAGAGACAGATCATAGGACTGCGTATTCGTGAACGTGTACTAAGACGGATCATCGCCCCCAAGAAGGAGAAGGCTTGAGTTGGAAGGGCAGTTTGCATTATTGGAGTCTGGGGCCTTTTGACTTTCACATCTTCACCCACGCCCTCGACCCTAAACAACGGCGATTCTACGTGTTTGGAACCCGAAAACATGATTATCAGATGTGGCCTCCGAAACACATTCTCGATTATACAAATGAATGGACCCGATGCTTCGAAGAGTAGTTCTAGAACTCCAATCCGGCTTGCGTCGAATTGAGGGCTTTATCGACGTTGAGGCGAAGGACCTGCCCCAAAACCCAGAAGGCCATACATTCGTACGAGTTACCCCAACTTACGTACTCTATAAGGAGGCTTCAGTATGCGATTCTTCGCCCCTTTCATCCTCTGTCTAACGCTATCGGGCTGTGTGGGTAACCCCCCTCCGAATTTGACCCCAGCAGCCCAAACCGCTTACTACCAGACTCAAATAGTCAAGGATTTGGACCTCCTCCGTGATGCTGTCGTGGATGCAAATACTCTT